GGTTGGTGTCAAATGCACCAGAGCCCGTGACGGGAAAAACAGCAGCCATGATGGCCTCCTAAATAAAAAACAGGTTGGGAAATACCTTGCCCACAGATTACGCGGTTACGCGACCTTCCATGAACGCGGCATCAATTTCAGCTTCAAGTTTCCTTGCCTCTTCGACACGCCCTTTGACACCCAGATCAGTAGCCTTGCGGAACATTTTTTCAATGTCTGCGTTGGTATAAATCTTACCTTTTTGAGAGGTAGGAGGTGCGCTTGTGGCGCTACGATTCGGCTGAATTTGACGCTCAAGCTCTTCGGTTTTGTCGGCGATAGGCTCTACAGGTGCAGTGCTCTTCTTGAACAAAGCTACGTAGTGTGCCACCCCTTCAGCGTCGCCTCGGTTGAACGCTTGTTGGGCAACAGATGCGCGTGGGGCTCGGATCAGCGGGTCAACTTCGTTCAGCCACTCAATCCACTTGGGATCGGTATTGACCGATTCAAAGTCCGGCACCAAACGGTACAGGCGCTGCTCAAAACTTGCTTCGGACACTTGTGTGCCAGTGGTGGTCAACTGCTCACGCAATTTCTCATTCTCTGCACGCATGGCCTCTAGCTCGCCACGGAACTCTGCTGCCACTTCGCGGGCAACTTTGCGCTGGACCTCAATAAGGTCCGAACCAAATGCTTCAACATCAGCATCAGTCACCAACTTCTCTGGTGCAGCGGGCTTAGCAGGCTCGGCTGGCTTGGTCTCAGCGGCTTTGCGGAGGTTATCCACTTGGGCCTTGAGGTCACGCAAGTCGGCGTGCAAGCGAGGAACTTCGGCGTCGTACATGCCCTTGAGGGTTTTGTACTTCTGCTCCCATTTCTCTTCCGCAGCGCTCAAATCAGCTGGTGTCGGCGTTGGCTCAACAGGCTTAGGCTCCGTGGGCGCGGGCTGTGGGTCTTGGGGAGGCTCTGCTGGGGTAGGCGCAGGGTCTGCGGGGGCAGGGTTCTGCGCGTCGGTCAGCTGCTTTTCCAGTGCTTCCAGTTCACGTAACTGAGCTTCTACTTGTTTTGGCAATGCCATTTCAATTTTCCTTTTAGCTCCAACTCTGCTTCAGGCTCCTACTGCGGTCTGCCGTTCACATAATGGTTTGCTTCGGATTACAAAAATCGGATCATTTGATCCGGTCGAAGACCTCGGACGATTTCTCAACCGCCTCAAGGAAATCTGCTAAGACCTGAGCCTGACCTTGGAGGCGATACAGTCGGTGCGGCTCTTCTGCTTGCATCAAAGAGGCTTTCGTCTCTTCGAGCTTGGCTCGGAACAGCGCCAGTAGCGCTTCGTTTTCTGGCAGCTTGCAACGAATTAACGCTTGCATGTGCTGCCGATCAGGCTTTTGGCCTACAAAAATCTTCATGTGTGGATTCTATACAACAAATTCACAGGAAGTCAAACACCATTAGGGCGTGCGGACATCATATTTCCTTCACGACCACCAACTTGACTGCCATCAGGCAGCATATTCTTTGGAGCTGGGCCCTGCGTCATACCTTGACCGCCGGGTGCGCCACCGCCTTGCAACTCGTTAGCGATCATGGCCAACTGTTCTTGGAGCTGCGCGTTTTGCTGCTGCAAAGTCTGCATAGCTGTCAGAGTTGGGCGATCAGGAACAATACGGTTCACGTTGCCGCTCAGGTTGCGAGCTTGCTCGCGCAAGAGTTCGGCTGCACCGTCCATGCCAACGATCTGCTGAGCCACTGGGCTGTTGAGCACCAGAGTCAAGAACTCGTTGCGACGAACAGCTTCGGCTTCCTTGACCACCAAGCTGGTAGCGCCCTTGGCCACGGCCTTGACGTCGCCAATCAGGTCTGGGTCTTTGCTGTAACGCAGGTTGTCTTGGTACAAGCGCTCGATAGACGGCACGATCACAGCACGGTCGATGTTGCTGATAACCTGCTTGATACCCTTGCCAGCGTTGCTAATCAGCATGGACAAGCCAGACGATGTACGGCCAGCGCCGGGTGAGCTCTCGCCAGTCATGTAGCGAGGAATCATGGTGTCTTCGTCAGCACGTGCCGAGAACTTCTCAAACACAGCCATCAGCTCGTTTGCGTTGCTGTTTGGTTGGAAGAATGTCAGGGGCTGCGAGCCGTCGTTGAACTCAGAGCTCTGGAACTGCCAGATTTTCCAAGGGTACATCTCAGTGATGTCTTCACCCGGTGGCAGACGCGAAACGTTCACACCCACTTGAGGACCAGAGCTGATACCCATGTTGTTGGCCAAGCTGCGAGCAGCGGCGTTCACCATGTTCTGTGAGTCACGGCACAAGTCGGCCACGCCTTTACCAGCAACGGAGCCGGGCACCTTCTCGTAGGACGTCACGTAGTATGGCTTGCGGCCCAGTGGGTCGTAGTTCAACACAGCGCGGATAACGGTCGAGCCAACCAGCCACACCTCGCAAGGGTAGCTCATGTCTGGATCGGGAATCTCTTTTTTCGACAGACCCCAAGACAGCAAGTCGCTGCCCTTGACACTGTCCCACATCTGCAGGGCGTCGATCAGGTCTGTTGTGAAGATGGTCTGCGTAGTATCTTTGCCTTCAGCAGTTGCCTGAGCACTGTCGGTCCACAGCCACTCGTTGAGGTTGCCCAAGTCGAAGTTGTTCAGTACCGAGCGAATCGCATCGTCGTTGTAGCCGGGCACGCCCATCAACGCCTGCAAGTCCTCACGAGTCATGCGGTGGCGCTCAATCACAAAGCCGTCCTGAATATCAGACGCCCAAGGTGCCCAGTACAGCATGAACGGATCAACGCGCTCCCACTCGTTACGAATCTCTTCGGTAGGAATCAGCTGGCCATTCTGCCAAGACATGGTTTTGCGCTTGCGCTTGACAGGGCCCTTGAGCACAGCGTATGGGAATGTGACGATGTCATCCAAGAACGAGTTGAGGGCGTCAGTCCAGTTGCCTTCAATCAACTGATCTTCCATCTTCAGTTCCATGCGGTCAACACGGTCGTTAGCCTCTTCACGCAGTCGGCGCATCGCTGCGTCCTTCATCTGCGCGGCAATCTCACGAAGTTGAGTCGGGTCAGGAGTGGCAAGACCTTGCTCCATCATCGTCTGCAACTGCTGCTGCATGCTAGCCATCAGTTCCTGAATAATCTCAGGAGGCAGTGTTGGCTCTGGCGTAGCCTCAAGGCTCCAAGGCTTGTCAGTACCAGTACCTAGCAAGGTATCGCGCAACCAGCTAGTAGCAGCGCGGCATTTGACCGATGTCAGCTGGATGTAAATTTCCGAGCCGCCTTGGCGTTTGATGTCAGCTAGTTTGTCAGGATCGTACTCACCGTTACGCTGACGCAAGCACTGCAGCATACGCTCTTCGATAGTCCGCTTAGCGTCGCGGGCCGAATCCCAGCGCTTACGAGCATGAGCAGCCAGACCTTGGATGACTGGCTGAGCCTGCATTGCGGTGTTGCGATTTTGCGACTCCCGCTCCAAATCAGAGCTGCGAGCTACGGGAATAAGGGCGATGCCTGTTGCCATGATGGCTCCATGTAGAAATTACCGAAATTGTACTCCTAGGGGGGCTAGGGTCAAGTGTAAGTAAAACCAGACTTTTTAACTTCGCGCCGCCCGTTGTTAACCATGACACCCCGAACGTTCATGTCAATGATCAAATCAGCGTACTGGTTGGCGTCGTGAACGTGTGAAAAAGCGTTCTTATCCGGCTTGTCTTCCATCTCACCGCTCTTTTTGATTTTGTACCGGTACCCGTAGCGAAAACCCTTGATGAGCTGGGTGCAGCTAGGGTCAATCAAGTACATCGCCTTACCTTCCAACTGTTGTACGAGCAAACGCTCAACAGCCTGAACCCGTTTTTCTGGGTCGTTAGTCGGAGGTTTCTGGCACTTAAACCCGGCATCCTTGACGATGTCCACTAGCGACATCTCGCCTTGCTGCTGCTTGGCATACCCTGCTGGGTCAGGCGCTACGACAAACGAACACCCTTGCATGTTGTTAGCGATAAACGGGTTGAGCTTAGTGCGCAGGAATGTTTCTATACCCATGTTCTCGGACGTGAGCTCAGCCAGAGTCACTACGCGCCCGCGAGGATCACGCTGCTTGAACACTGCTGCAGGCGTGCGCCCGAAGTCCAGACCGATAATCACTGGGTAGTCCTGACTGCGGATCGGCTTGATTCTGTCCTTGGCCACGTGGAAATCGAACGTGAACGTCTTCTCATACACCGGCGTTCCAGACAACGAGCGTCCATACTCTGAACGCAAGTACACGCGCAACCAGTCTTCTGTCTTACCCGGAATAATGTTCGGGTAGTACTGCTTGGGCAGGTGGTTGTAGTTGTCGCACTCTGGGTTAACAGCCCACTCGTTATCGTCCTTATCCAACAGAACCTCTTCAGGCTCTTCGCCGAATTTCTCGAGGTAAACAGACGGCTTGATGATCGCAGCGGGCTGCTTGTGGATGGCCCAGTTGCTCGGTGGATTCTCCATTTTGTCGTGCCACCACGTGTCCTCATCGGGCATGTTGGTATCAAACAGCGCACACGATCGGGTGGGCCCACCGTCCTTGGCCGACGGATAACGGTTCAGACGCGACAGCAGACCGTCAACAACTTCACTGTTGAGCTCTCGGCTTTCGTTTCCCCACAGGAACGTGGTCTCAAGTGACAGCGCCTTACGCACGTCATCTGGCGTATCGAGCGGGATGAAAATCCATTCTGACTCGACCTGCGTGCCGTCCGGCAGTTTGGCCATCAGGATAAACGTCTTCTCCACAGCCTTCCACACACCGGCTTCTCCGGGCGGCAACCAGTCGAACACCGTCTTTCGAGTCGTCAGCGCCAGCTGGTCAGCCGTGTTACGCACAATGATAGCCCGAGTACGGCGTACCCCTTTGGCGTTCGGTGCCTGCCCGCAAGCAAGTCGCACTAGCTCATGCACGCATGTCACGGACTTACCACCGCCAACTGGCCCAGCCAGAACGCGTACGTAGGACTCGTCCAGCATGAAATTTCGCTGGGTCTCGGTCGGTTTGTAGCTACTCATGCGATGTCCCCGTAGTCCCACTGCTGCCCGCAACCGGGGCAGTGAACCCGATCCGCCATCAGGTTAAACAGCTGGTTAGTGCAGGCATTACAGCTCCACACCTGAGTTCCCGGAGGCGGCGACACATCGAACTTATTGCGTCCGCGCATGCTCTTACATTCAGGGCACTCGAACTCCGTGGTGCCGGGTTTCCACACAGCAGTCCACTCGTGGTCACATGCCTGACAGAACAACGTCCCAGCCACATGCGGCTCACGCTCTTCTCTGGCTTTACTGAAGTCAATGATCTCACTCAT